TGAAGTCATGGCGGAATACAAGCGCGCTCAGAAGGCATACGAGAAATACTTCAGGCTCGTCGAAGAGCGGATCCAGAATCAGCAGGCATAACACCGTCAGAAGGGAGAAGATCGAATGACCGTCAATGAAGCGATCACAATGGTGGATTACCTGGAACCGAACCAGTACACCAGCGAACAGAAACTCAAATGGCTCGATCAGCTCGACGGTAAGATCTTCGACGAGTTGATCCTCACGCACGAGCACGACGAGGATGCGTCCTACACACGGCATACGGCCACGACCGACGCGCTGCTCGTACCTTTCCCGTATGACCAGGATGTATACGTCAATTACCTGAAGGCAATGATCGCCGAGAGCAATCACGAGTCCGCCAAATACAACAGCTCTATGGTGCTGTTCAATACGGCGTATCAGCAGTATGCCTCCAAGTATAACCGGGAGAACATCCCTCTTCCGGCGTTCCGCAGCAACCGGCTGCACTTCTGAGGGAGGTGGATCTATGCCTTTCCTCCCTCAGATCACCCAGGCGGCACAGAGCAGGGACGTGACGGATGTATTCCGCGGCTATAACCATAACCTGAAGATCGACGCCAGCGAGTGGTACTACACCAAGAACCTGACGTCCGATTACTTTCCGCTGATGTCCTGCAGGGGCAAGCGCGGAACAAAGGCGAGCCTGACTTTGGGCCAGGGCATGATCGAGAAAGATGCGCTGGCCTACATCGATAATGGCACCCTGTACTACAACGGATCCGCTACCGGCGTGACCGGGCTCTCCGAAGGCGAGAAGCAGCTCGTCGGAATGGGCGCGTACATCTGCATCTTCCCGGACAAGGTCTACTTCAATACTGCTGATCAGACCGATTACGGCAGCATGGAGCTGCACTACGCGAATGCCGAGGAAGGGCAGGAGGCCAATGTCACATACCAGGCCTGCGCTTCGGACGGTACGCTGTACGATTCCCGCGTGATCAGCCCGACGGAGCCTGTATCTCCTACGAACGGACAGATCTGGGAAGACAGCTCCACCGGATCCTACTATGAGTATTCGACCGTGCAGATGCAGTGGGTCGAGATCATGGAAGTATTCACGAAGATCACCTTCACCACGCAGGGAGCGCTGGACGTGAACGATTACGACGGCGTGGTCATTACCAATGCTGCCATAAACGACCTGAACGGCGAGAAGATCATTTATTCCCACGGCGGTGCTGCCAATGAAGAAAGTGACTGGATCGTTGTCGTGGGCGTGATCGATGCGGATACCACCGTGCCTGGCAGAGTCACGATCGACCGGAACATCCCGGCTATGGATTTCGTCGTGGAAGCCTCGAATCGGCTTTGGGGATGCTTCTACGGAAACGACGGCACGCAGAACCTGAATGAGATCTATGGCAGTGCGCTGGGAGATTTCAGAAACTGGCATCAGTTCCTCGGAGTCAGTACGGACAGCTGGGCAGCATCCGTCGGATCCGACGGAGTCTTCACCGGCGCGATCAACTTCCTGGGGTATCCTACGTTCTTCAAGGAGAACCGGATCCACCGCGTGGTGATCAGCGCTGAAGGAGCCCACCGGCTCATCGAGACGGAATGCCGGGGCGTACAGTCCGGGAGCGCAAAGTCACTGCAGATCGTCGGAGAAACGCTGTACTACAAGAGCCGCACGGACGTATGCGCGTACCAGGGCGGATTCCCGCAGGGAGTATCCGACCAGCTGGGCGACCTGAAATACTACAACGCTGTTGCCGGATCTTTCGGCAGCAAGTATTACATCAGCATGAAGGACGCTGATAACCATTGGCATCTCTTCGTGCTTGATACAGATAAAGGCCTGTGGATGCGGGAAGATGATCTGCAGGCAAAATGCTTCTGCGCTGTGGATGATGAGCTCTACGTCATCACAGCCGCGAACAAGCTGGTAGGGCTGAACGGCACGACCGGCGCGCTCACGCTGGAAGAGAGTGTAGCCTGGGAAGCGGAGACGGGGATCCTGTACTATGCCTATCCGGACATGAAGTACGTGAACCGGTACAACTTCCGCCTGAAATGCTCCGGCACGATCAAGCTCTATATCGAGTACGATTCCTCCGGCAGCTGGATCGAATCCGGCACGATCACAACGACCGGCACAGATACCGTCACCATCCCGGTGAAGCCTCGGAGATGCGACCACATGAGGATCAAACTGGCCGGTACCGGCGACGTGAAACTGTACAGCATAGCCCGCATCCTGGAGATAGGGAGTGATTACTGATGACAGGACATGAGCTCCCTCCGATCCTGAGCGGGACCGAACAGCAGCAGATCACGGCCATGCGTGACTACCTCGTGCGGCTGGCACAGTCGCTCGATCAGGTCACCAGCGAGAACAAAACGGTCGTGGCCACAACACCCGGCGGGCAGAAGAAAGCAGGCTCTTCAGCAAGGGCAGATGCGGCGACAGTCGAAGAGCTGCAGCAGCAGGCCATGCTTCTGAAGAGCCTGATCATCAAGACGGCCAACGAAGTGACACAGTATGTGGACGACGGTTTTCTGATGACGTCCTATGCTTCCGATGACGGAGTAACGGGATATTATCAGGAGATCCTGAAGAGCCAGGTCGAAACCACAGCCGGCAGCGTGATCGAGAGCTATGACTTCGGCGGAATCGTTACTGCGATCGTCCAGGATGACCTGGATACCATCCAGTCCTTCATGACGCTGATCGACGGTGAGATCCGGCGCGGAGTGATCGAAGATCCTACTACGCACCAGGATGTCATAGGCATAGCGATCTCGCAGAAGATGTCGTTCTATGCTTCCGATGATCCGGATCCTACGCACCAGCCGATCACCGGCGACGACGGACAGATCTACTACCGGATCCAGGAGAATCAGACCTTCGGCTTCTATACGTCCACGGGCTGGCAGTTCTGGATCAACGGGCAGAAGGTCGGATGGTTCGACAGTACATCCTCAGACGCTGCACTGCACGTAGCTTCTGCAGTCGTGGAGAATCATCTTCAGATCGGATCCAACTGGCTGATCGATGTCACTGCCGGCGGGGAAGAGATCGGATTCCGGTACATAGGAGGGTAAGCTATGGCAACTGCAAAAAGATGGCTTAACAGCTCCGGAAACTGGGTTTCTTCCGCAGCGTATGTCTATGACAACACCACCGGCACAAACTCCAGCTGGGCAAAAAACAGGCTCTATATCCAGGTCATTGCCTATGACAATCAGACCATTGTTTTTAAGATCCATAACAACGCGGTTCGCGGTGATTCACAGCTTGGCTCCATAGCGACATACAGTGACAGTGGATCTCCGATGGTCCTGCGGAAAACGAATGCCAGCGGCACAAAACTCGCTGAGAAAACATGGACCGCAGGAAGCCCCGGCTACGGAGATATCACACAGGATATCACCAGCCAGGGCAATACCTTCTATGTTTTTTGGAAGACCACGGCTGTTCTGATCAACGGCTATGATGTGTACTACGGCGCCGGCAACAGCGGAAACAAGACCGTTTCGTTCGCCACTCCCTTCCATACCATCACCTACAATGCGAACGGAGGATCCGGAGCACCATCCACTCAGAATGTATATGTCGGCAGCAATTCACTTTCTACCGTAGAGCCAACGAGATCCGGGTACGAATTCCTCGGCTGGGCGACGAGCGCATCGGCGACAAGCGCGGAATACAGCCCTGGCAACACGATCAACATAGGGAACAGCAACGTCACACTGTACGCGGTATGGAAAGGCCTCGCATCACAGATTGCATCATCCTCCTCCAGCGTACAGACGACCGGCAACTACGGCATGACGGTGACCTCCTTCAACAGCGCTTACTATCAGAAAGTACGGTTCAAGAAGGGAAGCACTACGCTGGCCACAACGTCAGCATTCCAGAACAGCTTGACGTACACCGTGCCTCGTTCGTGGTTTTCCAGTTATCCGAACGATTCCAGCCTGACGATCACCGCAGAGCTGTACACCTATACGGACAGCTCCTGCAGCACGCAGGTCGGATCCGCGGCCACCACGACGTTCACGCTGACGTGCGACAATGGCATGAAACCGGCTCTGGCCACAGGCGCCATTACACTGGCACCGTACAACACTGGCACCGGCGCTGCATATCTGGCTGACAATCTGTACGTCCAGGGCTTCTCCAAAGTGAAGGCCACGGTCGATACCAGCAAGATCACTTTCGGATCCGGAGCATCCTATGCGTCTGTGAGCATCAAGGCTGAGAACGTCACGACGAATTCCACCGGATCTTCCGTGACGGGATCCAATACCCTGGCTGTTGCAGGATCTCAGAGCGTCACTTATACGATCACGGATTCTCGCGGGCTTTCCACATCAGGAACGATAAGCATCACGGTGACTGCCTACTCGAAGCCTACGATCACGATCCTTCGCTGCGAGCGTACCGATGATCAGATGAATCCGGACGAAACCGGCGGATACTTCACGGTCAAGGCCATCGCCTCGATCACATCGATCAGCAGCAACACCTACGATCTGACGGTTTGCTGGATGGCTGCCGGCGGAAGTTACAATACTCCGAGCGTATTCTCTCCGAACACGGACACAAGGCGCGGAAACAACACGCTGGATCCGGACGTCACGTACACAGTGAAGATCACGGCGACGGACACCCTGCTGTCTGTTACAGAGATCACCTACGAGCTCCCGGCTCGAAAGTGGCCGCTGCACATGATCAAGGACGGCGTCGGCTTCGGTGACGTGGTGCTGGAGAGCGATAAAGTAAAGCTGGCATCCGGAATGGTGCTCGTTATGGGCGATACAACACTGACCGAAGCACAGCTCATCCAGCTGCTGGCAATGCTCTGAGGTAAACCATGAAACCGAACACATACTATCTGAAATCCAACTACACAGTGTACGTGCCCGTGCTGCCGAAGAGGATGGCGGTATACCTGAATCCTCCGGCAATGGCCTTCCCACACAGCAACGGGAAGAAGGGCAAAACGCTGTACAACTACCAGGAAGAAGTCGCGCAGGCCATCTTGGACGGAACACCGGACACCATAGCTGTGGCGGCGATCTACAACAGGGATCTTCCGCGTTTCCTGAACGAGCTGATCCGGCTGTACAACATCACGGAAGTGGTCGTGGCAGGCTGGAGCCTGGGAGGGAACGACGCGGTCCGTGCAGCAACGGAGATCCTGAACGTGAAGACGCTGATGCTCATAGACGCGAACCATACCAATAATCTGGGCACGCGGTACTTCAATGCTCTCCGTGGAACAAAGCTGATCTACATCTCTGACGTCTATACTCCGGCAAAGCTGAAGCACATGACCAAGATTTTTGCAGTTACAGATCACCAGTTCCTGCAGCTGAAGATTCCAAAAGGATTCTCCGGGAGCAATCACCGGTACTGCCGCGACAGCACCCTGGACAACAACGTATTTCGTTATGCCTTCGGCGGCGTGCTGAATGGCGACTATACATTTCATTAAGGAGGACAAAATCATGGCTATTCTTGGCGATAACAAGTATCGCTACATCAAGGAAGAGCCGAAAGGCAAAAAGGACGACGGTACTCCTCTTTTCTACATCGAGATCTCCGGAGACAGCTCCTGGGAGAAACCGCTTACGACTTCTCAGGGAGATGCCATCGTAGACGGGTCAAAATGCACGGAAACGGATACCGGAAAGAAGTTCCTTTACAACGAGAAGGCCGGGAAATGGGCTCCGGAGGCGAGCATGAACGAGATCGGAACATATCTCCGGATTCTTGCTGACGACATGGCTGCGAAGAGCTGGTCTGCTTTCAGGCAGCTCCTCAATGACGGCCTTGCAGCAAAGAGTTTCCCCGTCGGATCTCAGATCATGGACAAATGGGAGAAGGCTTCCGGAACGGAATATGACATTCCGTGGGATATCATGCACTACGACGATGAAGGCGAAGTGTTCCTGAAATGGCACTATTCCTTCCCGGACGGAGTACCCTTCGACGAACCGGAAGCAATCTACTACGCACCGGAAGGCGGCCTCGCTGCAGGCCAGTATTACATCTCGATCGGCACGGCCTATGGCACAGGCTGGAACACGTCGAAGCACATCAATTTCACACTCACGGCAGACATGGCGAAAGACGATCAGCTCGTTATCGACTGCAACAAGGCGAACGCTACGGATCCCACGGACGGCAGGACATGGAATGTATATGCCAAAGGCAGCACGACAAGCAAACAGTCCGGAACGACCAGCGACAGCAACACAGGCACGAATCTCGGAACGATCGGCGCCGTGAATGCACATCGTACAAATGGCCAGCTCAATGCCATTAGCCGCGTTGTATACGGATATGGACGTTGGAGCCAGAGCGCGATCCGGCAGTGGCTGAACAGCACAGGCGCGGCCAATGCCTGGTGGACTGCTCAGAATCCGTGGGATCGTCCGAGCTCCGTGCATAACCTGAGAGGCCATCTCGCAGGATACAGCGACGAGTTCCTTTCCGTTCTTGAACCGATCGAGGTTGTTACAGCCCTGAACACGCAGGAAGGATTCACGGAAGCATCCGAAACAACATACGATAAGATCTTCCTTCCCTCCCTGGAGCAGATGTACATCAATCCGGAATGGACGGGCGAAGGCGAAGCCTGGGATTATATGAAAGAGCTTGCTACACAGGCAGGCCTTACAGACAAGTTCCAGAGGAGCAGCACCTATCCTATCCTGATCACGTACAATGTGAGCGCACACAGCTCTGCTGTGTACGCGTGGCTGCGCTCCGCTAGTAGAGGCGGCGCGTACCTTGCGTGGCTTGTCTACAGCAGCGGCTACGTCGGCCACGGCAACGCGTGCAGCGCGTATAGGGGCTGCCCGGCCTGTAAAATCAAAAAATCTGTGTAACTTCATAATCCCGCCCGCACACTTGCGGGCGGGCACAGTGAGGAATTGAAAGATGGCAACGGAAAACCAGCACCGGCCAAATGATT